GTGTTGAAAAACTTTATTATTAAAGGAGAATTTGATTTTAACTTACTTTACAATGAAGTTAGGAAAGTTGTGAGAGCACTTAACAAAGTTGTTGATATTAATAGTTATTCAACTGAGCAAGGTAGAAAAGGTGGTTTAGAACAAAGAGCAATTGCAATTGGAACTCAAGGGTTGGCAGACGTATTTTATTTAATGGATTTCATTTTTACATCTGAAGAGGCGAAAAAACTTAATAAAGATATTTTTGAAACAATCTATTTCGCGGCAATCACGGAGAGTTCTTATTTATGTCAACAAGGTTTATACAGACCATATGAATTCTTTAAAGGTTCACCAATGTCAAAGGGTATATTCCAATTTGATATGTGGGGAATGAATGAGGATAATTTATCAGGTCGTTGGGATTGGATGGGATTGAAAGATAAAGTATCAGAATATGGAGTTTGTAACTCGTTATTTACTGCTCAAATGCCGGTGGCATCTTTGGCTAAAATTACAGGTTCATTTGAAATGACAGAACCAGCTCACTCGGCATTATTTAATCGTCGTGTAGTTGGTGGTGAGATTCTTATTGTAAACAAATATTTAATTACTGATTTTGAAAAATTAGGGGTTTGGAGTGAAGATTTAAAGAATGAAATTATCATGAACGAAGGGTCTATTCAAAACATTAATTTTAATCAATATCTTGATGTCGAAGATAAGAATTACAACAAGAAAGTTAAAAGAATTGAACACTTAATACCAAAATACAAAACAATTTGGGAGATATCTCAAAGAGAACTTATTGATATGGCGGCTGACAGAGCACCGTTTATTGACCAATCACAATCAATGAATATCTATATGTCTGAACCAACGTTATCAAAAATTTCATCATCTCATTTCCATTCATGGGGTAAAGGATTGAAAACTCTTTGTTATTATGTTAGAACTAAAGCGATATCTACCGGAGCAAAACACTTAGCGGTTGATATTTCAAAAGTGAATCAACAAACTATTAAACAAGAAAAACCAAAAGTGAATCTTGTTGAACCTACAGTAAAACCAACAGATTCAGAATTTGAATGTTTTGGATGTGGTTCATAATAAAATTACCGATAATTATATTAATCCCGGCAATGTCGGGATTTTTTATTTTTAGGTATTTATAAGAAATAATCATAACACTATAATTATAGATATGGCAGACGGAACAACATATGGACTTAATTTTCCTTTTAGGGATTCAGTAAAGGGTGACTATTTACAACTTACGGAATATGAATCTCAGGAAATTAAAGCGGACTTAATTCACTTACTTTTAACTCGAAAAGGTTCTCGATATTATTTACCGACATTTGGTACAAGACTTTATGAGTTTTTGTTTGAACCATTTGACGGATTAACATTTGATGCTATTGAATCTGATATTCGAGATGCTGTAGGTACTTTTATGCCAAATTTATTATTAAATCAAATTACAATAAGTCCTGCTGACCCTCAAGAAGAAGTTGATTTAGCAACAGGGATGGCAACAATAGGAACAAGTGAATCGTCAATTTATAGATTTCCTGGTAAAGGGACTTCAGAGTATACTGCAAAAATAAAAATAGATTACTCGACAAACAATTCAACTTTTGGACCGAGTGATTTCGTTATCATTAATATTTAATATCATATGGCAAATCGTAATATATCATATACTACAAGAGATTATCAAGGAATAAGAACTGAATTATTAAACTATGTAAGAACTTATTACCCTGAATTAATACAGGATTTCAATGATGCTTCGGTATTCTCGGTATTCTTAGATTTGAATGCTGCGGTTGCAGATAATTTACATTATCATATTGATAGAAGTATTCAAGAAACGGTTCTACAATATGCTCAACAAAGGTCTTCAATTTATAACATTGCAAGAACTTATGGATTAAAATTACCGGGTCAGAGACCATCTGTTTCTTTGGTAGATTTTTCAATTACGGTTCCTGCTTTTGGGGATAAAGAAGATGAAAGATACTTAGGTACATTAACAAGAGGGTCTCAAGTTGTTGGAGCGGGTATTGTTTTTGAAAACATATATGATATTGATTTTACATCACCATATAATGCTCAAGGATTTCCAAATAGATTAAAAATACCAAATTTTAATGCTAATAACGTTTTAATTAATTATACCATTACTAAACGAGAATTGGTTGTTAATGGTATTACTAAAGTGTTTAAAAGAGTGATTACTCCTAATGACGTAAAACCATTCTTTGAATTATTTTTACCTGAAAAAAATGTATTAGGTATTACAAGTGTATTACTTAAGAGTGGGACTGAATACACTAATATTCCTTCGACTGCGGAATTTTTAGGTGTTGAAAATAAATGGTATGAAGTTGATTCGTTGGCGGAAGACAGAGTTTTTATTGAAGACCCAACTAAAGTTTCAGACCAACCGGGTATTAAAGTTGGTAGATACATTCAAACACAAGATAGATTTATAAGTGAATATACCTCCGAAGGATTTAAAAAGATGACTTTTGGTGGTGGAACAAATACCGCCCAAGACGCATTAGACCAATTTACAACAGTTGGAGCGACAATTGACTTACAAAGATATTCAAACAACTTTTCATTGGGGTCAGCTTTAAAACCTAATTCCACATTATTTGTTCAGTATCGAGTTGGTGGTGGTTTAGCGACAAATTTAGGAACAAATGTGATTAATCAAGTTGGTACTGTTAATTTCTTTGTAAACGGACCATCTGAGTCAACTAATTCATCTGTTGTTAATTCACTAAGATGTAATAACGTTACTGCCGCGATTGGTGGTGCAGGGACTCCTTCATTAGAGGAGATTAGAAATTACGTTTCATTTAATTTCTCAGCTCAAAAAAGAGCGGTAACGGTACAAGATTACGAATCAATTATTAGAAATATGCCATCAGAGTTTGGTGCACCTGCAAAAGTATCCATAACTGAGAATAATAATAAGATATTAATTCAATTATTATCGTATGATACTTCTGGTAAATTAACAAGTATTGTGTCTGACACTTTAAGACAAAATGTTGCAAATTACCTATCCAATTATAGAATGATGAACGATTATATTTCAATTTTAACAGCTGATGTTATTGACTTAAGTATTGACGTTCAAATTGTGTTAGATTCTGCTCAAAATTCAGGACAAGTTATTTCTGATGTGGTTGATAGAATTTCGACTTATCTTAATCCACAAACAAGGGAGTTAGGTCAAAATGTTTATTTATCTGAAATAAGAAGTATTGTTCAAAATCAAAATGGAGTTTTAACTGTTGCTGGATTAAATGTTTATAATAATGTTGGTGGACAATATTCTTCTTCCGAAACATCTATGGAATATAGTAATTTGGAAACAAAAGAAATTGCTCCGGTTGATGATACAATTTTTGCTCAACCATCTCAAGTATATCAAATTAGATATCCTAATAAAGACATTAGGGTTTCAGTTAAAAATTTCCAATCAGTTACCTTTTCATAACAGGTTTATTTATCACCCAACTATCTTATAATTAAAAGTAAGGTGTGTGAATTTTAAAAATAACACATAAACTATTTATTAATTAAAAGAATTGCATGGGTCAGTCTTATAGAATTAAAACCGAATTAGGTGTCAACAAAACTATTAACGTTGAGTTGGAGCAAGATTTTGAGTTTTTAGAAATATTATCATTAAAAATACAACAAGCTGATGTTTACACAAGAAGTTGTGCTGAGTATGGTGTAATTGTTGGTAGGGTTACTGCTAATAATGGATTTGGTATTCCAAATGCTCGAGTTTCAGTTTTTATACCAATTAGCGCGGTAGATGAATCTAATCCATTAATTTCAAGTATATATCCTTACAAATCACCAACAGATAAGAATGAGGATGGTTATCGTTACAATTTATTACCTTACGAAAAATCTTATTCCGCTCATGCCGCAACAGGAACTTTACCAACAAGAGAAGATAGTTTAACTGGTTCAACTGCCGTTGAAATATACGACACATATTTCAAATACGCCACTAAAACAAATGAGAGTGGTGATTATATGATTATGGGTGTTCCATTAGGGTCTCAAACATTAGTAATGGATGTTGATTTATCCGATATTGGTGAATTCTCATTAACTCCTCAAGATTTAATTAGAATGGGGTTGGCCACAGAAGGACAAGTTGCCGGTAACAGATTTAAAACTTCAACTGACTTAAGTTCTTTACCTCAAATAGTTTCATTAACAAAACAATTAGACGTTAGTCCATTATGGGGTGACCCTGATATATGTCAAATTGCCGTGAACCGAATGGATTTTGACCTTAGAGATGATGCAAACATTGATATTCAACCAACATCGGTTTTTATGGGTTCAATTTATTCAACATCGGATTCATTCAGATTAAGAAAAAATGCAAGACCAAGAGATGACATGGGTAATTTATGTAGCTTAACTACGGGACCAGGTCAAATTTTGGCAATTAGACAAACCATACAAGAAGATAGTGATGGTAATCCAATATTAGAACAATTTCAATTAGAACAATCAGGAAATATTATTGATGGTAATGGTGTGTGGATGACTGAATTACCAATGAATTTAGATTATTTTATTACTAATGAATTTGGGGAGAAAGTTTTATCAAACGACCCGACTGTAGGAATTCCGACAAAAGGGAGATATCGTTTTAAAGTAAAATGGTCACAATCAGGTGCGGTTTCAGAACAGACAAGAAGACCTCATTATTTAATTCCAAATGTTAAAGAATATGGGTGGGGAGCTAGTACGGTAACTAATCCTGATAGACAAGAAGGGTCTTATTACTTTGGGTTAGCTTGGA